TGCTTTTCTTGTGCCGCTGGATCAACTTGACCCATAGAATCCAAGCGCGCCATCAGTTCAGCACGGTTAGAAAGCGAGCTATTTGCGACAATTCCCTTAAGAATGATAGGCAAAACAGGCGTATCAGGGCCAAGAGTCTGCAACAAACTGATAAATTGAGCCTGTTCGTACTCACGCGCAATAATGCCCAGCGTAGCGGTCGGAATGAAGACCATATCGACCGACGGATAGCGCTCTGGATCAAACTGCATAAAGCGGTACGCTGCTTTGTTGATGAACGGAATCAAAAAGTCTTCTTGGAAGTTCACCAGTGTGCGCTTGTACTTCTTGATAATTGAAGCCACCGCCATCGACATACCAGTACCAGCCGCATCGCGCCCCACCGCTGACACCATGCCGTTAGAATCTAACGTGCCGGTCGCTTGCAAGAGCATTTGCTGGAATTTCTCAGCTGTCGTGATGCTTGAGCCGTCTGTCTGGCCAAACTTGAACGGATATAAAATCTCGTTCGGGTTGCCGTTGGTGTAGATAGCCTTGCCTGGCATGATTGTCAGCTTCGCACCGCGAGGCAGTCGCGTAGCATCCACGGCCATCATAGGCGAGGCGGTTAGTGCCAGTGAGTCCAAGTGAGTGCGCACTTGCGCATCAATGGACTTCTGCATGTTGTACGCTTTTTCGATCGTTCCACGGCCTGGCAATCTATTTGGCACCGTATCAGCCTGATAAGTCAGTACAGGACGATCCTTCATCATGTACGGACTTTCTTCAGCCTTCAATAATAGGCCGTCGTTGGCGATAACAATGATCGCCTCGACCATGTCTTGATAGTCTTCAGCCGCTGAATCATCAGGGAACAGCTCGACGATGTCTTCGTCTTCAATCTTTTGCAGGTACTCGCGTGGCACTAGACCGTAGTAAGTTAGCAGTAAGACTTTTTCATCTTGGTACTGGCTAATTTCTTGGGTCGGCTCTAAGTCGGTATCTTCGTAGGTCGGGGTGATGTTGACCTTGCGGTATATACCACGCTCGATACCACGCACAACCTTGTGAATTGATACGTACTTCTCGATGGCCACACCCATGCAATCCTCAACGGTTGTACCGTTTGGATCCCATAGGAAATTCTTAGGGTTGATCGGCATCGGCTTGACCGACACGCGCATCTTCTCAACGGTTCCGATGGCGGCTTGTGATTCGCCAACCATTGGCATGGTCGCTGGAACTAATTCTTTTTCCATTGACGTTGTGATCTCAGCAATACCAGTGCCGTAAATCTCAGCCAACAAAACCACTTGATCGACGTGCTTCCTCAACTTGTCGCGCTTGAAATCCTCCATCATCTGGAGCTTTAAGAACTCGACATCCATTGGGTCGCCATTAACATCTTGAATATCGTCTTTGATGTCAAAGAATTCGCCCGAACCAAAGATCGCCTCGATAATCTCAGCGTGGCGGGTTTCAACAGCTTGTTGGGTGGCTGGTGTTACGATGCGTGAGCGCTCTGATTCTCTTGTCTTATCTTCCGATGCCCATTGGCCACGGAAGATGCGCTCATACTCTTCCCAATCGGGTAGGAAGTTAATATCGCGATACGTTCTCCACCGATCGCAGTGGTCAACCACGAAACTGACTAGCTCTTTGTCATTCTCTGTGGGTTGATCGAATTCGTTTTGATCCATTTATACACCCGAAATAATGTCCACCGGTTCCCAATCGTCAGAATCATCCTCTTGCATATAGGATGTCACGGCTAATTGGTCTATATAGGACAAGGCGTCAGGCAAATCGTCGTGTACCCCTTGTGCAGGGAACATAAGAAGCTGATCTAGGAATACGTCCCAATCCTCGTCTGAGTTAAGCACAATCCGACCATGCTCAAAACGCCCTTGGAGGCTCCAGATAATCCGGTCAGCCTTTTTCCGGTTGCCGTGCGTTAGGTCAACTATGTGCGAATATACATTATTTTTTCGCATTAAGTCACTTAAATATGGCAAAACAGCATTTTTTAATGCTCCACGCTCAATTCCGATGGATGTTGGGCGGTAGTCGCGCATGGCCATCAGTATCTTGGCAGCCGTCTCGCGGATATCCCAGCGGCCATGCTCGATCTTCTTGATCCACCATTTGCCCTCATCCGTGACTTTTACTACCGCAATGGCCGACTCGTCCAGCCTTTTCTTGGAGTTGGCTGCTTGCTTGGCCACTTCTTCAAATCCTGCCAAGTCAACGGCTACAAAGTAGCTACCTTGCGACGGTTCTTCGCCGTACTTGATCCACTCTTCCTTGAATATGTCCGAGCCGGCGTTACTGAAACTGGCCATGTATTCTTGCTTAAACGCAAAGCTCGACAGCGTCTTCTTGGCCGACTCAATTTCTTCTGGGTCAATTAGCGGGTTGTCTTTGGTAGTGAAGTGCCAGCTCTTCCAATCCGAATCGGCATTGTCTTCGCCTAACTGAAACAGATCGTAGAACCAATTCCTGCCCTTGGGCGTTCCGATGAACATCCCGCGGCCTTTCTTATCTGATAACGACGCACGAATGACCTGCTCCCACGCTTCGGGCTTAATGTCGGCTACCTCGTCCAGCACGGCGTAGGTCAACGACACACCGCGGAGCGTATCCGGCCGGTCAGCGCCCCTGACATAGATAGTCGCGCCATTAATTAGCGTGATGTCTTGGTTGTTAATGTGACTGTTGGCGATCACATCCCGCCCTAGCTCCATCAATACGTTCCAGATAATCTGTCTGGCCTGGCCGTTGGTGGGCGCCACATACAGCACAGCCGAGCCGGCGGGGCACTTCAGTCCCTCTAACAAAAGAGTCGTTGCCGCTAACCTAGACTTGCCGCAGCGTCGGCCAGCAGCGATCACTTTGAATCGGGTTGGGTCGGCAAAGACTTGTTCCTGCCAAGGCAGAAACTGAAAGTGTACGTCAGACATTAGTCAGGCGCTCCAAATGGGTCTTTGTAAAACAGCGATTCGGCTGGCGTTTGCTTGGCTCGCTCTAGCGCCATGTCGCGCTCCATTACCTGATGCAACCATGCGTCGCGCTCATTCAAGGCTTTGCTGGTCGGGTATATCGGCCACTTACCGGCTTCAATATCTTTTTTCCACGTTTTCCACAAGGCGCCTTCGTCTTCAATCACCTTGCCGCCCACATACCCAGGTATCGATACGAACTGGCCTTTGTACTTGCCAGACGGTATTTGAATGCCGGTGGCGTAGATGGTGATCGGATTGCCTTCGGCGTCAAATCCAGGCTTGGCCATGTTCGACCGGTGGTACATAACTTTGTTTAGTTCCTGCGGCGATAGCCCCAAGCTATTTAGATAGTCATCCATCGTTGGCCTCTGCGTCTATTACGTTGCTGTTGTCTATCGGCTGCGGTGCGCCTAGCGTTGATATGGTGATGTTAATGGCGCTGCGCTGTGCGGCAGTCTTCTCAAACAGGCTGGCGGGGAGCGCCCTGTCCATGCACATCTTAAGTGCAGCCATCTGCCCTGGATGTCCGTCTTCTAGCGCGATGTCCAATACCTTTTGGACAACATGCTCACCTTGGCCTTCAATCAGCATGCGCTTTAATTCTTTGATGCGCTGCGTGTCAGTCTTGGCAAGCGATGTGGGCAGGACGTAGGGCGGGTCTTTAATCGGTGCTGGCATAGTGCTTTTCTCCTTTAATTGGAAGCATTCGGATTGTATAGCCTTTTTTGCTATTTTGTCTCGGTTTGCCCTTTTTTCTTAAAACCACTTTTTTTGTGGGGGAGAGGGTGCCGCCATTATATATAGTAGTGACTACCCCCTCCCCCCCTATGTGAGTAAGCACTAACTTACGTTAGCAAGCACTCACTCTAATAGGCAAAAACTATGCGGCGCATTTGACATAATGCTGGTTATCTGTAGTTATGGCTGCAAAGTAGGGGGGCTAATAGGGGGAGACTATCGGGCGGGCGGGCAATGGGGTCTGACCCTAATTAATCGCGGGGCGAGGGGGCCAAAATGCGTTATGTAAAATGTGTCTAGATGCGGGGCCTTTAGTTCACAATCCGCACAACAATAGTTTATAGCTAAACGCTATCGATATTTTTACGGTAATTATTAAAAGCTATAACAACTTCATCTGTATTAGTTGCGCCTAATTCGTAGACTTCCTGGTAAAGCGCTAGCAAATTACGAAAGCCCGCGGATATATCGCCGGCGCCGGCGGCCGCAAGAATAGCGGCGTCTTCCGGCGTCAAATACCTGCAGAATTTACGCGTGCGGATTGAAGCGGGCCTTCCGGCTTTGTTAGTTGTCATTTTGAGATGTGGGTCATGTGGGTCATCGGACAGTCGATTTTAAATCGCTTGACCCCTTTTATACAGTAGTTTTTTGCAGCGCTGTACACTTATACAGTGTACGGATATACAGTACTGTACAAAGTAATTTACAAAGTTAATTTTTGATGACCCACATTGCCCACAAGTGCCCAAAACCCAGTGCTGGCGCGGGTTTTGGTGTGGGTCATTGGCCCTAAAAACATGACCCACACAATGACCCACATTGCCCACAATTGCCATAATTACCATACTAATTTACTCAAGATTATAAAATAATGTTTGACAGAATAAAAGAATCCTTTATACTAGCCATACCGCAACAGAAAAGCGGTAATAAAATAAACTTTTATAGGGGGTAATAAAATGCAAAAACTTAATTTAATTCTCGCCGCATTATCCGGCGCCGGCATGGCTCTGCTATTTATCGGCGCCGCTGAAAACATTTTCAACTTGACGGAAGTTTTAATTGGCGGCGCCGTATGCTGCGCGGCCTTTGTTTATTCTATAGCGGAGGCGTAATAATGAAAATTTCAGTTACTTCAAAACTAGACGGCGTGCGCTCTTGGTCGCTTGAGGCGCTTGACACGTGCCCTGGATCGATCGCGGCGCCTGGCCAATTGGTCGACGCATGCGCCGGCTGCTATGCGACGACGGGCAACTATCGTTTTGCCAACGTGAAAGCGCCGCGCGCGCACAATAAAAAAGATTGGCAACGCTTGGCTTGGACGGATGACATGGCCGCAGAACTACAAAAAGACACTTATTTTCGTTGGTTCGATAGCGGCGACATGTACACATTAGCGCTTGCAGAGAAAATTCTCGAAGTAATGCGCCGCACGCCGTGGGTCAAGCACTGGCTACCGACCAGGATGTATAAATTTCCGAAATTTCGTATGGTTTTGGCCGAAATGCAAGCGCTTAAAAATGTATGCGTGCGGTTCTCAAGCGATAGCGTAACGGGCGAATACACGAAGGGCCTACACGGTAGCGTGATAATCCCTACGCCAGGCGACGCAAAACGCGGCGTCAAATTGTGCGGCGCTTATGATAACAATGGCCAATGTGGCGATTGTCGGGCGTGCTATGACAAAAAAGTTAAAGTAATTGCATATCCGGCGCATGGTCGCAAAATGAATAAAGTAATTATGTTAAAGAGGGCAGCATGATGACACACGAACACATACGCGAAATTTACGATCGTAATCCGAACATGACATTAAAAGAACTAAGTCAGATTACCGGATTAACTATTAATAAATTGAAAACTATTTTAATGGGGCGCCAATAATGCATACAGTGACATTGATCGTCGACGGAACGACGTATTACATAAATTCCACTACTGATACGCTTGAATTAACTAAGCGCGCCCGTAAACCATACCGGCCGGCAAAACCTAAGAACATACGTAAGTTTCCAAACTGGGTTCCAGGTATGTCAACCGCGGCCTATATAGGACAGTTTGACGGCCTTAATATGCTACGCAAAATAGACTATATCGGCGCAAGTGAAACAAGCGCGGCGCAATATGATCCATCAATCCCACTATTTGAAATATTACCGGACGAGGTGAATTAATGGCCTGGATAAAAGTCAAGTTGGGCGAGGTAACCAAGTACACAAGGGCCGGCAAAAACGGAAAATTCATTTGCTGCCCGGCGTGTGAATTTACGTTTAAGGTTTTTCATTTTGCCTGGTATTCAGTTAGATGCCAAAAATGCAAAACTGTAACTCAAAAATATAATTTTAAAATTGCAGAGGTTTAATTATGGGAAAACTTAAAAACTCACTAATCGACGTGCGCTCGCCGTATTGGCCGCAACACTTAGAAGTGTACGAATACGAATACGATTTGGGCCAATTACTTTGTTTCCTGGACTATAGCGCGCCGGACGCCGGCGTTGGGTATAACGGCAGCGCCTGGCTTGTGCATGCGTACGCCGGCGGGGTTGACGTAATCGACCTACTAAAAGACACCATAATTAAAGATATTGAGGCGCTCGCATGTTCATCATTATCGCGAAGGTAATATCCGTTTTAGTGATTTTGGCCCGTAGACTGTAAAATATTGAATACCCTTTTTGGCCCGCTGATATAGCGGGCCTTTTTTTATTTAACGCTGACTAATTTCGGCGCCGGCGCCTCTTCTACCAGGCGCCGCAATTCCGCTTTCGGTTTACCGGCCAATTCGGGCGCCGCGTAGATTTGTTTTTTAGTTGCGAATTCGCGTGAATGTATACGGCCGCAGTCAATCCAACCCGCTTCGCGTAACGCATGCAATAGTGCGGCCGGCGGTATCCGCACGCCAGAAGGCGCACCGCCGGCTAGTCGATCGCACAAGGGGAAAAAGGGCGACGCTATAACGCCGCTTGAGAATTCGCCAAGCCGGTTTGATATTAGGTCGACCAAATACGATTCGGCCATGCTGCGCCCTTGGTCGATCATTATCGCTTTCGCTTCCGTCATTGGCGGCGTTGCGGCCGGATTGAAAGCGCTGACATCGCGTTTAATTAAGTAATCAGCGATCGCCGCGAATCCTCCGCCGGCTTGATACCACTGCCACAAGGTTAGCGCGTCAGGTTCAGGCAAGCGGCCGGCGTCTGACCAAACACAGAACCACCGGCGGTCGTCCGACGGTATGCTGATAGCTGCCCTCTCGTTAGAGAATGCCACTACAAACACGCGATTCAGGGCCTGGTAAGGGTGTAGACCCTTGCGATTAATACTCAGGTATTCAGGTGGCGCCGCGATAATCGGCTTCAGGGCGTTTTCTAATGCGCGCCGGTCTTTTGCTTCAGACTGACGCAACTCAGCGATCTCCATCACTTCGCACTCAAGCGCATAACCCCACTGCGAATTCAGGTCTTCATTGCGAACTAGGCTGCAGTTCAGTTTAGACTCGCCGCCAATCGCCCAAAAAAACGGCGCTAACATAGTATCTTTACCGCTGCCAGGGTGGCCACCGATCAGAATCGCGTGGTTGATTTTCCGGTTCGGGTTTTGCACTTTGTAAGCCAGTGCATTGAGGAAATGCTCACGCTCGAAATCGATCGGTATCATCCGCTCGACATGCTTGAGCCATAGGCTCACATCGCCAGCGCGGCCGGCTGGCCGTGCGTTGACCCACCGGTTGCCATGCGTGCCGTTAACGATCACCGGCTCGCCGGCGGCGTAAGTAATGCCCTGAAGGGCAAGCGCACCCTTGCCGGCTCGGTTCTCATCAAAGCAGGTAGACGCTTCGATCTTGCCGTTGTTGTGAATTGAGTTGCAGCCAATGTGCCGGTATAGGGCGTTGAAGGTACTGCGCCCCAGTTCGCGGCGGGTATTCAGGTCGAAATAGGCGTCGTCTTCCTGAACGTAAGCGTAGCGCTCATACCACTCGGCCTTTTCTTCTCTAGCGCTCTGTTTGCGATCTGACTCAGCGATGATTATCTCGGCCGCATCAGGGAAGTCGTCGGTAGGCTCCAGTTTAGATAATGCGGCGTCCATTGCTTTGACCAGTAGTTCTTCGCGCAAACCTGGCGCGTGAGCTGGGCCTCCGTTTGCGGTTACCCAATCCAGAAATGCTTTCGACCCAAAGCCCAAACAATGTCCGTGATAGCAGCAAAACGCACGGTTAGACGGCATGTAGCGGGCTTCAGGATTACCATCAGAATGCTCGTTCGCGTTTGGGCAATGTACAGACAACCAACCTTCGGAGTTAGTTTTCGAGTAGACCATATTCTGCGCAGATAACCACGCCATGACGTCGTCGTTTCCGTCGTCGGTTAAGCGGATAGCCGACGGGCCATCGCTAACAGCTTCGCTTGGCGTCACTTCACAGGCGGCGCAGATTTGCTCTAACGTGTACTCGCGCTCAGGGTGGAATTCAACTAAGCGCGCAACAAAATTACCCCGCTTGAAATTAACAGCGCCTGGTAGTCGGAAGTTGCGCACCGGATTATTAGCGCCTGGGTCGGTGTAGCCGGCCGCTGCCAATGCGTTAACGGCTGCGCAGAATTCGCCCTTTGGAGGTTGCTCAGAGAAGGCGTAACCCCACTGATAATTGCCCTCAGACGTCTCGATAATCCAAGTGGGCGCTAATGGGGGTGTTTTTGATTTGGTGCCGATGTCGTCTAGCATCATCGCAAGCACGTATTCAACGTGGTGCTTAGACGCCGACGGTTTGTTTTTGTCTAGCCGGTCGATAATGAACGATCCGGTATTACCGAACCACGCTTGGCCTTCTTTAACTAGGCTTGGGTTTGGTAAGAACGACGGCCACGTAGCCTTGATTGCACCATCAGCGTGTAGCTGTATTTGACCGTCAGTTAGGATTGGTTTTTGTCGTACAAACAACGCCGTTTCACCCTCTGGCGCTAAACTCATGAGATAATCCAAGAACAACATCTTTTCTCCTCCGTTGTATTAGGCTGCCCTGCCAGGCGGCCTTTTTTTTATTTGCCGTATCTGGCCATGATTTCGGTTTCCGCGTTCAATGGTAGCCCTGTCGCCCAATCAGGCGGGGTACACATAACTTCACGGAGTTTTGCAGCTGACGATTCTGGTGTAGCGGATTCGAGAACGATTTCATCGTGTACGTGTAGGACTACGTCATCCAATTGGCGTAAAGAATGCCGTAGCAAGTCGTTGGCGATTGCTTGTGTAATATTCTCACAGGCTAGCCCTTTCCACAACCTCGCTCTTGGCCATTCCTTGGCATCGGCCGCAGGTTTCCACGCAGCCTTCACATAACTAACCCCATCGGCTTCCAGTTTGGCAAATGGATAACACAGAACACGCCCAGACGGCAGCGCGTACCACAAGTGGCGCTTGTCAAACATATACGTCACCCGACCTGCTGAGAATTCTCGGCCTGGGTTTCGCATAGCGCGCATGTAGGCTGATTCCAGTTGCGCCCAATAGTTTACTGCCCACTGGTTAGCACGGCGCCATGCGTCAACGATACGCTTGGCATCCGTCTCAGGTACGTGCAAGCCATAAGCGCGGCCCATAGCAGCGAAGGCGCCGATGCCGCCGGCAAAGCCAAGCGACAGAATGGCGACCTTGCCGATCTGGCGCTGGTCTTTGGTTATCTGGTCTTCAGGTACTCGGTAGATACCAGCGGCCTCGCGAACGTAGATATCACGGCCGTCACGGAAAACGTCTAGGACGTCTTCGGCGTTTGGATCGTTTGATGCCCACGCTGTTACGCGGGCCTCGACTGCCGACCAATCAGATACAACGAACGAATGGCCGTCTTCAGGTATTAATGCGGGCCGGAGCATGCCCTTAAGAACATCAGTAACCCGTTTTCCAAATCTTGGGACGATTGACTGTCCACGTACCATAGCGTGGCGCACTCCGTCGGGGTCGTTTGCGCATTTTCGCGTGAAGTTATGGACTTGGGCGCCATACGACGAAGCTCGTCCAGTAGCGCTTCCTCCAGCGAAGACGAAGGCCCCACGGACACGGTGATCTTCGACGTCAGCAAGGCCCGAAAGGCGGCTGAACTTCGCAACAGATGACGCCCAAAGATCATCTGCGCATTGGATGACTTCAGCGACAGCGGCCGGAATCTCATCGGGGTTCTCCTTTGCAAAAACTAGTAAGTTAGCTCGAACCGATTTATCAATACTATACTTCAGCTCGTCATCCTTGTAGGTTTCCATCAGCTTCAGCGCTTGCGGCCCGATTCTGGCCATCACCCACTGCTTCATTTTCGGGCTGCGCACTGAGGTGATTTCTTTTTCGGTGATCTCTTCGACGATACCTTCGATCTCTTCAAGTTCGGTCGATGCGTAGTTAATCGCAGCATGCGCTAGCGGTAGATCGAGCTTAACGCCGCGATCGTTGATGCGTTCGTTAACGTGGTAGTCAGCCAGTTCTTGATCTGACAGTGGGCGCATGGCCTGAGAGACGGCACGCATAGCGCGAACGTCTTGTTCGCAATACGCGATCATCTCGGCCATTAAAGTGGGGTCGTTATTAAACGATGCATCAGGGCGGGGTATTGATAAAGCTCTAATAAGTTGATTACCCCTGTGGTCTTTTCGCATGTTGCTACTGAGTGCGCGCCCGACGTCTTCGAGGCTTCCAGGTAAGCAGTTAGCACGCGCTTGCGTAGCGGTGCAGTAGAACTGTTCGAGGTCAAAGTTAATTTGCAGTACGTACCAGAAAACAAGGCGCTCAAAAGCGGCGTTGTGCGCGTATATGCGCCCCGTGTGTTTCCGTACTGAATCAGGGAACGGTTGGTCGGGAGTCCAGGTGACAACGTCACCATCATCAAAGGCATACGACATACAAAGTACATCTGTTGATGCGTCTTGTGCATAGTTATAAACTCCACGCGAAGAAAGGTCGCAACGCGACCGCGTCTCAAAGTCAAGCCAAAGGATTTTCATAGGATTAGGTGGGGTACTTATGGCGCTGGGCAAAACAAAGTATCTCCGCTCCACTTGTCTAGTACCACTTTCCCCCGTATTACTTAGGCCGAACGACGGCGGCGAGCCGGCGCTGCTTCTTCGGCTGACTCTTCTTCACCAGAAGCGCCTTCCATTGAAACCCAATCTACCACATCAAAGTCAGGTGTGTAGATTTTGCCGTAAGACTTGTGCGTGTAGAAGGACTTCTTTAATTGAACTACAGGCACCGGCTTGGTTTGATCTGCATCAACTTGCGTGGTGATATGCGCGCCTAATGCAGCAACGGCACGAAGACCACCTTGGCTAGTTGTTGTGTAACGTGCTTCCAAACCTTTGTCTTTACCTGACACACAACGCAGGGCAAAGCCTAATTGCTTTTCCCAACCCTTTTTGCAGCCCGTGGGTGCTACATCTAATTCAGGCAGTGGTTGTGTAACAGGTACCAGCTTTTCGGCCAACACTTCGCGATCGCCCCAAGCGATAAAGCCGTGGACAAAAGAGAATGGATTAATTGCCCATGTTGACCCAGCTTCAACTTCAGTTTGATCCGCGCCGAATACCCAGATACCACCTTTGTCCATTTTTAGAATGGCAAAAGACGTTGGGCCGACATCGGTTTCAAGCGTGCGTAGTGCTGTGGTCAATGACGCTACGTTTGGAAGATTTGCTACAGCGAATGTACTCATTTTAGTTTCCTTTAGTGGACTAGATTTTAGAAAGGGCCGCAGATAACTGCTTCCCGATTTGCAACACCGCTGGCCTCGAATCAGATTCTGGCGCCAACGTACTACCCGACGAAATCGATACAACTAACTCCGACGGTAATTTTTCACCTGTAGCTTTAAGCAGTTTTTCTGCTACTGCGGGCGATACTATTTCTTCATGGAACGGATTGATACCTAATGAACTAAGATGCCCTATTGCATTTTCTTCATTAACCCATTTACGCGTACCGCGCTTGGCCACCAGTTTAAAGCCTGGCACCGGTTGACCATTCTCTAACATTTGCGTTGCTAATGCACGTAAATCTTTGATGTAGTTTTCAATGGTATCAGCTTGCTCTAGTTGCAAAGCAATTTGATCGATCGGTAACGCTTGCAATTTGTTTTGCAATACGCGCTCAACTTGGCCTGTCATCTTAGGGCAGATCGGTTTAGCTGCACACCACCGGCAATGGTCGCCTGTATCAAACGTCGGCGCTTCGTTTTGACTAGCATGTACTGCACGACGCAACTCTTGCTCAAACAATGCAACGCGTTGCGGTGTAGTTACCCAGCGTCGGATTTCTGGCGGCTGAACGATGATACATTCAATTTCAGTGGCGCCCTCAAAAATCCATTTGGCTTTGTCGGTTCGCATTGCGGCGGCTGCGTAGAACAAAAGTTGGTAGTTTTCTTCAGCAGTAACCAACACACCGTCGCCAAACTTCCAATCAAGAACAATAGCGCGATTATCGATCCGCCCCAAAAGATCAGTGCTACCAAATACTCCAGGCAAAAAATCGCCAAAACCAACGCGAGTTTCGACCATATATGCCATTCGTCGATCTGGGTCGATTTCTGCAAGCGCCGCGAGCGCAACGTCAATTTTCTCATCGATCAACTCCTGTGTGAGTGTTTGCTCTTTGTATTTAGTACCAAGATATTTTTCAGGTGCTTCGTTAAATTCAAGCACATCAGCAATCACGTTATGCAGTAGCGTACCGCGATCGGCAAATTCGTTTGGGATGTCTTTCGATGGTATTTGCTGAACCAGCTTAACTGATGCTGGGCATGCTATGACGCGCTTGGCAGTGCTGCCGCCTACGATATTTGAATGTTGCACTTTACTCTCCTTTACTGTTTGAACCCAAAGAATAAAACATTAAAGAATCCCTTGTCAATACTTTTTTTATGGTTTATATTTCGGACATGCTAGAAAAAGAAATCGAAAACTACTTTGTCTGGACAGTTGAACACGCTGGCGGCAGAACCTATAAGTTCAAATCGCCAACACAACGCGGTGTAAGTGATCGCTTAGCGTGTATGCCTGATGGGTCAACGTGGTTTGTAGAATTGAAACGACCCAAGGGCGGCAAACTATCGCCGTTACAAGTGATATTTCGCGATGACGTATTAGATTTACATCAGAAGTATGCGCTATTAAATACTAAGGAGATGATAGATGAGTGGGCAAAAAGAATACACGGAAGCCGAAGTGCAGTTAATTATTGAAGGCGCTAAAGCAGAAGAGCGCGAAGCGTTAGAGACATTAATTGAGCATATAAAAAATGATTGGGTAATGAATTCGCAAATGAAAGTATATACAGCCGAATATCTTCTTTCAGCTATCCGCGCCAGAAACAGCGATGCAGCTTAGACCGTACCAGGACGAAGCGGCTGACTTTCTCTATGAGAATGACAAGGCAATGATCTTGGCACCGGTTGGTGCTGGTAAGACTGCAATCACGTTAACAGCAATGGCCGCGATGATTAAAGACGGCCACGCTAAACGATTTTTGGTTGTTGCACCCAAACGCGTTTGTACTGATGTGTGGCCTGTCGAATTACCGAAGTGGGCGCCAACTTTAATAATGAACCTAGCTGTCGGTTCCCCGTTAGAGCGGCTGCGCGCTGTCGATAATCCGTCAGATATCGTTGTCATTAATTACGACAACCTGCAATGGTTAGCTGATTACGGTGTGTCGGGTTTTGATGCAGTTGTGTTTGATGAACTGACACGATTAAAGAACCCATCCGGCGCACGATTTAAAGCGCTACACAAAGTGATTGATCGGTTTGCTATTCGTTGGGGCTTAACCGGATCGTTTACTAGCAATGGATTAGAAGACGTATTCGGGCAGTGCAAGATCATCAATGAAAAGTTGTTGGGCCGCAGTAAAGGCGCGTTTATGCAACAGCACTTTATTTTGGTTAACCGCGACTACGGTGAGTGGATGCCTAAACGCGGCGGCTTGCAAGCGGTGATGCAGAAGATTAAACCGGCGACGTATCTGCTAGAGCCTGGCGAATACAGCGACACGTTACCGCCGTTAAATATTGTGGAGATAAGCAGCACGATGGACATGACGCACTACGCAAAAATGAAGCGAGATTTTGTAGTTGAGTTTGGCGGCAACGATAGAGCAATAGCAGCAAACGCAGCAGTAGTTACAGGAAAATTGCAACAGATGGCGTCTGGGTTTGTTTACCAGACAGAAAAACAAACATTAGTTCAACCAGGCAAGTTTGCTACTACAAAAACTGCCATTTGGTTTAGCACACATAAATTTGACCGACTAGAGGAACTATTAGAGGAAAACCAACATGCGAATACGATCATTGCGTATATGTATCAGGAAGAGCTTGCAGAAATTAAGAGGCGCTATCCCAAGGTGGTTACGTTGGATGAAGCGAACGCGATCGAGCGGTGGAACCGAGGCGACGTGGAGCTGCTCGCTGTGCACCCAAAATCAGCAGGACATGGGCTTAACTTACAGCACGGAGGGTGTCACATGGTCTTTCTGTCGCTGCCGTGGAGTTTGGAACTCTACGAGCAAACCATCGGCCGGCTCCATCGTTCCGGTCAAATGCGAGCAGTATGGGTCTACGTCTTTATGGCGGAAAAGACGATTGATGAAAAAATACTCGGCGCGCTAAAAGACAAACGCGCCATATCGGATGTTGCATTGGAGGAATTGAAATGACTCACAAAGTGTCACTTTGTGGCATTAACCGATCACAAGGGCGTATACGACTCATTAACAATACAAGGATAGGATATGCAAATAACTAACGAAGATAAGTTCTTTGAATGGTGGAATGGCGACGAAATGGTTGACGATCTTGATGTTGTAAAACACACACCTCTTTATTGGGCTATGCAGGGATGGGAAGCTGCATTACGCGAAATGAATAAAGAAGCTGAGAAGAATGGCGAGGAATTATGAGATGCGGCAGATGCGAAAAAGAGTTACGCGAATGCAAATGCGTATGGGCTATCCCCATAGTTTGCCAACGCTGTGGAGAAGTTAACCCAGCGGACATACATACGTGTACACCCATGACCGAAAGGATTATACAAATTTCGGACAAAGAAATAGCAGAATCCTCACAATCGTGGGTAAAAACTCATAGAAAGGTAACAAAATGAAGAAGCCAAATTGGGCTGAGATGAATAGTAGATTGTCGTCTCTTACCGAAAAGCAAGTTTATGTAATGCTGCAAACGGAGTTGGATACGTACCGCAGGGCGTCGTATTTAAATCGTTTGCATCAACGCTATTGCGCGCTACGTGACGCTAGAGAACGTAAAGAAATACTAGCCAAGGCCGCCGCATGAACTGTAAAGATTGCGGGGCAAGAACTTATGTAGTCTATACCCAAAAGCAACCTGGTGGTGTTAGACGGTTGCGCAAGTGTAATAAGTGTGAGTTTAGGGCATATACCGGCGAAGTATGGTTAGCACTGTTACCGCCGCCAGAACCAAAACCTATTTACACTAAAGAAGAAATTGCAGCAATGAAGAAGCGAGAAGTATCAATCCGAAGAAAAAACGAAGATAGGAGAAACAATGAAGAAACGTAACGACATTAGCGTAAGCGATCACTACATTTACACGCCGTCTACTACAGACGTGACAATCCGCTGGCGCGCAAAGTACGGTTGGGTGCCGCCATCAGAAGACCCAAGATTTATGAAGAAATGGGCCGACTTCCGTATGCGTTGCGTCCAAGGTATTGAACAAATAATTAATCATTAAATGAGGTGAAACCATGAAAAAATTACTGCCCCTTCTTTTTTTAACCGGCTGCTCAACATTTGATTTACCCAATACCGCGTTGACGGTTGAAAAAGATGTTCAGCCTATGAGCCGCAATGAAGTCATTATGGCCATTCAAGATTGCGAATCGAATCGCACTCGCGCTGTCATGATATTAGCCAAGCGAAAGATTTCGGGCCGCACATCCGATGTGGTTGTTGATGTAACGTGCGCGCCGCGTCCGTCGTACTATTGATAGCGCGCATAAAAAAAGCCCAGGCAAAAAGCCTGGGCTAAGCCGCTTAGAAGCGGCGCGAGAAATTAATTAAGCTGCAATGTCGAACTCAAGCCAAGCATCTTCTTCATCATCGAAGTATAGCCAGACTTCCAATTCGTCGTTGAAGTAGTAAGCATAGCCAGCGTCATCGTAGTCAACATCAGTATCTTCAAACCAATCGTCCGACTCTTCGTCGTAATAGCAAAGCACGCCATCTTCGTCGTAAGCAAACTCAAGCTCATCATCTTGTAAAATTACCAGAATAGTAATAGACATAACACCCCCAATAGATGCAGCCCCCACGGCCACACAACTATCTTAGCCTATGATTCTTACACTTTAAAGACGTTTCCACGGAAATAAATAATACCCTCTTCTTCGTCCAATACTTCGCATAACTCGGGCGGCAATAGCTTGCCGTTATAAAATGTCAAAACAGCAAAACCCGAGCGGTGGTTGCGAGCGTTATCTTCTGAGTAACTAAACTGTTGGCCGTTGACGTCGGCAAGCGATCCTGTATCGACGCCGTAGCGCGTGCCAGTGTAGTCGGTGAAAGGCGTACATTTTAAGGAGTGAAGATGGCCAGTGACAATTGAGGTGCCCGCCTTCAGAGTGTTGTTATAAATAGCATGGATTCCATTATGCCAACGGTGCTTAATCATACAGCTACCATTAACCATAAGCGACATACTAAACTTCCAGCGCGGGAAATGATCGATCAAATTCATACCGACTATGCCTTTAAAGCCATCACCTACCTGCGCAGCCAAACGGGCGTTAAATCTTTGGTCATGGTTCCCCCACAGCCAATGCAGCTTACTGTTAAGCGACGCCGCTTCAATTTCCGATAAGCGGTCTTGACAGGCTTCGAGTTCTTGTTTAACCGTCGGCGTGGCTTCCCAAGTGCCGCCAGGTGGATGCCGACTGATTGACGCGCCATCAAAAACGTCGCCGTTCATCACAATCGCTTTGGGCTTTAATTCTTTCGCAAACAATACGAACGCACGATGTGCCGTTGATATGATGCCAGGCCAGTAGTGGCAATCTGATGCCACCATAATCGTGCCACTGTCTAACTCAACATTAACGCGAATGCCGTTTTCAGGTATAGACACTTTAAAATCAGGACTGCGTGGGCTTGCTGCATTTAGAATGATGCCGTGATTTTTTTCTATCTTACGGCGGCGCATGTTAGTCCCACGCACCGATAACCCAATTTCATTAGCCATATCGGTTACAGATTGCAGCCGACGCCATGTCGCAATAAAATCATCATCCGATATTTTAGTAGCCATTAGTTCACCTTGCGTATGAATTCGCCGCACCAATCAGCGCGGGCAGTGACGGGTATGCAACTATCGTAACCATCTTCCGCTTCAATAATCATCGGAGGATAGCGCCTACAAAAACCCAGCTCTTCTTTTGGTTCGCACATAAAAAAAGCGCACGAAACGCACGCTGGCATACAATCGTCTGGGATTGATTTTTTAGGCATTTCTGATGTATATCATATATTTATTAATATAATGTTACAAATTACATTAGATAGATAGCGCGCTCATCGATGCGCCGCTTTTCAAGACCACGTAAAACTTTTCCGGCCGCCTTTGTGTATTTCATAAACTCATCAGCAGCGCCAGCGTAGTCGCCTCGATTATGCTTCTGGCGCAGCGTTGATCGTTGCAGGGTGCCTAATCCTAGATTGAAACTAAAACTCACAAGAGCGTCAAGCCAGCCTTGATTATTAATAGCGCTAGGGCAATAGCGCAGAACTCCCGCAACAAACCGGTCAAGGTCTTTTTGAAGAATGGCATCGACTTCTCCCATTGTGAATGTTCGGTTCCAGCCATCCGGAATTTCCAGATAACTGCGTTTTTCAAACGGTACTTTTGTATGCTTAGGATCAATCACATGGCCTACGCCAACCGTCCAAAGTCGGGCAGGGCATTGGTAAGGTTTAATCCTTACACCCTCATGATGCTTAATCATCTCAAGCGCTTTAGGACTTATCATTTGCCAAAAGCCCTACCGCCGAAGTGAAACGCAATAATCGAAGCGAATAACGCTTGCGTCTCGTTATCCCATAACTGGTCGGCTAACGCTGTAAACTCGACGCCTGTTGTCAGGCCCTTGTACGCAATAACTGCGTCAATACCGACTAGCAGGAAAAAGAAACCATACGTAATCACTGGGCGCACACTAGCGCGCAGGTCTTTCATCCACTTGCTTGTGCCTTCGCTAAGTGCGGCGTCGTGGACATAGATGGCATTCATCTCCGCTTTTTGTGCGTCGATTAGCGAGACTTTCTCCGCAGATTGTGTCTGGGTTCTGATCTCGTCTAGCTTAATGGCTTCTATTTTTTCTTGCGCAATAAAACCGGCAGCGGCTAGTTGCAGCTCGCGCTCAGTCTGCATCTGAGCCAGCTTTAGCTCGTGGGATTTGTCTGATCTATCTTGAAAGAAGTCGAGTAACTTAGGCAAGCCACCCATTAAAAACGAAACGAAAGTCGAAAAGATTGTAAGCATTATTCACCCCGTATATCTAAAAGTATTTTAGTGCGCAACTCGCGCATTTTTCTTGCCTCTTCCATCGCCATTGCTGTAGCGTTGTTCATATCCATATAAGCTATCCCCATGACCGGCAAAACTAGAACTAGCACAATACACAATACCAGTACGGTAATGAGTAAGCTCCACGGAATGTTAGGCTCGTTCTTATCAGTATCATTACCCATAGGAACCACAATATTATGAACACGACCGCGAGAATTGACGTCATCTGCTCCGCGATTTTTCTTTTTATATTTGCCCGACGCCATTTAGCCACCTGTTGCTTTAGTAACTCTTGACGTTGCACCTCTGCACGTTCTACCTTAACCTTATCGCGCATAGCCTCAAAAGATGACCATATCGCACCAAGCTCTTTAGGAGCCGAATATACGAGAGTTTCGCGTAATTCGGTTTCTAGCCTTTGCATTTCTTTTACAGCCATTACTCTGTTAAAGGCTTCCTGATTTACCGATAGCTCAGGATCACGCACCTTCTTAGTCTTTAATTCTTCCTCGTGAACGTGCTTTTCAAGTTGCTCATGCGCTTTGAAAAATCCGCCCAAATGACTACTAATGTCAGCAACCACATCTTTGGCTTTACCGTAAGCATCGACCAACTCCATACCATCAGCTTTAGCCTGTTGGTATAGTTCACAACCTTGTTTGATTGCACTCGCAGCCAGTTTTGCAGCAGCAAGAATTGTAAGTGGATCAATCGCAATTTCCTCTTAAAAAATGCACGTTAGCGTTAACGGCATTTACTGCGCTTCGCGGGATTTCAGTTCTGCTTCCAGCTCTTCTAAAGTTGGGCCAGCAACAGATTCTTGCGTAGGTAATGACCGCATTTCAGGCCGCGTTGTGTCCATCATCGGGCCAGCACGAACGGCGCCTATAGCGCCCACTTTAGTAATGTTATAGAGCGAATCCAAACCTTTTTGCGTAAGCGTTTTCTTAGTCGATAAATCCATTAACACTTTACGATTTTCAGGGCTAAAAATTATGTTTGAAAACGCTTCAGGACTAGCAATAACATTACGCAACAACGCTGCCGCTTCGCGCAACACTACGGATTCGCCGTAACCTAAACCAGCTGTTCTAGCGCCGCCAAAAACAGCGCCGCCACCAACGCCACCAGGAGCCGAAGCCGATTCTTTAGTTAAGACTCGTTTCATCCATTGCATAGCTAATCGCGCATCGCCAAGGTCTTTAGGGTCAGGAAATAACTGAGCTAAATCACCTTTTTTATTCATCGCCGCTAATGTTTTATCAATAGCAAATTCTGGCTCTAATGCAGATGCGCTAGACGAGCCTCTACGACCGGCCGACAATACGTCTTCCAATTGCGAACGCCGTATAGTATTTAATACTTCAGTTACTTGTGGGTTAGGGTGGGACGACATTACGTTAATTAAAATATTGCGCTGAGAATCAGGCAAAGTTTTTAACTTTTGCATGACATTCTCAGGCACTAACTCGCTAACATTTTGTACGTCAAACGCTTTAACCAACGGGCGGTTTGAAAAGTCTTCAATCTGCTGTATGTTTTTGGAAAAATTATCCCTGGCAGTTTTTAATTTATCCGCGCCAGGGACGCCATTAGTAATAGCGTCGTCTAACGACTGACGAAAACCTTTAAGAACTGATAGCGCTATACCTTTAGCTTGGCCAGGCGCTACTCCGTCAAAAATATTGCCCTTACCAAAATCGGCGGCGCCAGAATAAGCAGCATCGCCCCAAGCAGCTAGATTTTTTTGTAGACGACCAATATCTATACTAGTGTTAATTGCTGGGGTTCCTGGTGTAACTGTAGTAGCTATAGGTTGACCGCTAACGCTAGTAATAGATGAAGGCGTAACTGTTTGTGGAGTGGCAGGGGTTACATATTCATCACGTATACGTTGTAATGCTCCACGTAGGCTAGATAAACCAGCTACTTCTGGCGGCAAACTAGCTAGTTGCGCATCAATGGCGGCTATAACTGGCGATGTATCTACTGAGCCGCCCGCGCGTTTAGCCGCGTTAAAATCTTTACTAGCATCTGAGCGTAATTGCGATGACAGTGATTTGCCATAGTTTTTAAACGAATCAACAACGGCTATAGTAGTCTCACCTGGGGTTAAAGTTTTACCCGCAGCGCGGTCAAATAGTTTAGTTAAAAACCCTTCAACGTCTCTTGCTTGCGCACGTCTAAAAGGTATAGCGCCTGACTCTGGTGCCGCTTCTACGCGTGCTTCGGTAGCCAACTGTTGACGCAATAGCGTAGCCTCGCCTGGCGTCAAACGGCCAACACGTAATAGTTGATCTATTTCAGCCGGTGACGGGAATGTACCTTCAGGGCGGGTGATGCGTTGTTCAGCTACTTTTACGCCTAACTTACTGCCGTAAGGCAGCATTTGAATACCAAGTTGTGCCAATGGGCTATCAGGCGCAACACTTCGGCTTATTAAGCCTGTTGCGCCAGCAACGGTACCTTCCGCAACAACTCCAGGAACAGTGCGTCTAAACAATCCAGGCACGCCAGCCGCAGTAAACGCAGCCGCAGGAGCGCCAGTTTCACCAAACTCATAGGCGCCGCGGTACCCTGGGATAGTTAATATATCTATGCCAGTTTTGTCTTTAAGGCCTTTAGCAATACCTGCGGTAGAAAACCTGTTTGGGTCTTTGCTTTCTTTCAGGTAGTCATACAGATTACCCCAACCACCAAGTACACTTGCTATACCTTTAGCGGAACCTTTGGTAAGTGATTCAGCAAACTTAGAAAACTCACCTCTAGTCGGTTCATTTTCGTACATGACCGATCCGGTAGAAACAGTTTCTCCACGACTACGCAGTTCAGCTTCTAGTTCTTCAAGAGTAGCCATAGTTATTTTCCTTGCGCTTTTTTACGTGCTATTTCAGCTTTTATTTCTTCAACCGTCATAGCTTGTACACCAGTTTTAGGTGCGTTTATTAAAGGTATCTTTGGCTTATAGCCTTTGAGGCCGTCATTTGCCCTAGCGTAATCCTCTAATTCCGTAGCTGCGTCAATAATAAATTGATTTTTCTTTTGCATAAAATCAATCAATTGACGTCTAGCAAGGGCGCTATTTTCAAGACTTGGAATTAAACCCTGAATAAACTTACGGTCTTCATTACTAAACCCAGCACCTAAACGGCCGCCAAGTGTCGCCAAGATAAGATCGCCAGCTTTCTTTTGGTAATTTTCGGAACTAGCTAATGTTGCTTGGTCTTTAGGGCTTATAAGTCCTAGTGTGTTAAGCAAGTTAGACGCGCCTACGCGGCCAGTAGCATACGATCCGCTAATAAGCCCTTGGTCGTTTAATCTGGCTAACTCATTTAACGTATTAAGCGCCGCTATAGAGTTATCTCTAAGTCCTCTAGCATCAGCAACATCTTTTGCGTCCAATGCGCCTAACTTTTCAGTGAATGCTTTTGCCCCTGCTGAACTAGCAGTAGCTGAAACTTTGGATGTAGTACGGTCTACGCCGCCGATATAGTCTTGGCGTACTTGTTTACCGTTGGCGTCTTTTGTGTATATAAACTGCTTGTCGTTATTTACATCCAAATACACAGGCGCGTTTGATCCAGTAGCAACACCAATTTCTTTAATGTTTGCTTTTTCTCCTGGGGTTTCTTTAGTAGTTAAACGAAGCAACTCGGCGTCTATAAACTTATTGTACGCTTCTGTATCTGGCTGCAAACCTCGAGCAACAGCGCGGCGCTCGGCGATAACAATATCTTTATTTGCCTCTCCTGTTTTAGTAGCTATAGGCAGCCCAGCTAAAGTATTTTTGGCAATAGCTAATGCTCTAGCGATGTTAGGATTATTTGGGTTTGCTGCTTGATCCACAGTTAAACGTGCAACAGTATCTTCTAACTCTGCTCTAGCGCCAGCAATTTGTAATTCTTTTGGCGTAGCTGCTGCTCTACCTTCTTTTGTACGTTGTTGAATTAACGCCATTTCGCTTTCAGCTTTACGAGCATAATCATTTAACGATATAGCAAATTCAGGATCACCTTGCTCTTGCGCTATTAATGCTGCGCGACGTATAGACTCAGGGTCATTCATATTAATACGTGGCGCGCCGCCAGCGCCGGTTATCATTTGCTGACGCATAGTAATTTTGCGTAATTGCGGGTCTTGCATACCAAATAAACTGCCCGTTGCTTGGCCTAACTGACCAGCGCCTTGATAGATGCCGTAGCTAGCTTTCTCAAATGGGTTGAGTTGAGCAAACTGAAGCGCACGATTTTGCTGCGCTTGTTGCTGCCTCATTTGATAATCTTCTGGCGATGTAAACAGCCCTAATATTTCGCTTGCCATGATTGTTCCTTAATTAGATAAAATAATCATCGCGGTTAAAAGACCGGTCTTCAATTGGCGCACCTCTACCATATATCGCATTAAATCGCTCATCTTGTCGTTGTTGATTTTGGTAGGTATTGAGCGAATTAGCAGCACCCATTAATCCAGTACCAAACGGACTATACGCATTAGCTTGCTGCATACTTTGTGCAGCACCAATACCACCTTGCAACAATGCTTGTGCGCCTGATTGATTGACATTTCTGCCGCCTAATTGCGCGCCAATATCCAATGGTTGTTGTCCTAAACTTTCAATTGTTCCAGCACCGCCAAGATACGTTGTAAATGGATTTAACGCATTTACTTGACCGGCTTGATACTGGCCTAACAATCCAGCGCCTTGGTTAAACAAACCAGAACCAAAGGCTACTTGTTGCTGACCTGCTTGTTGTGCTTGGCCAGCTAATGCGGCGTCTTGTTGAGCCAATGCGTTGTAGTACGCTTCTAGTTCAGGATTGCTTGCGCTAAGACCTGCACCGCCGCCTGGACGAATCCCTGTTGCGCCAACTGACAAACCGCCGCGACCAGTATTAAACAATCGATTTTGTAATTCCGCATATTGGCGCTCACGACTTGGTGCCAATAAGTCTTGTTGGCTTTGCATATACTGAGCCGCAACTGCTTCAGGAGACTGCGCTAGGTATTGACCACCTAAATTAAACAGGCCAGTAGCCGCACCAGTTAGCGGCTGATACATCCCTTGCGCTGCTTCGGCTTGCGTCAATCCTTGACCGCTTAACGCCATCAAACGATCTTGATAGGCTTTTAGTTCTGGCGATAGCGTATACCCAGCGCTACTTACTCGGCCACTAGCATCTGTACCAAATTGGCTAGTGCCAAATCGCGTCGTAACGCCAACTGGTCTAAAACGTGATTCTTCAGCAGCAAGTCGCGCCGCTTCTAATTGCGCTCTAGCAGACGTAGATGCGGCATCTTTTGCCGCCTCGCCCTGCAAATATCCACCGAGCAAATTTGCTCCGGCAGCAACAAAGGCCATTGGCATACTATTCCCCTCTAATTAAAACGTCATCCACTTTGGCTGAGTCTTTCTCATCCGTCGCATGGATACAAAACCAGACACAATCGCTCATGGCCTTAATGCCATGAACTACGTTTGCTTCAATATTTATACACGCTGGCGCGTCAATTATTTCAATGACGTCGCCCTTCATTACTGCTACTTTGCCTTTAGCCAAAATAGATAGATGGCTAAAGTCATGCGTATGCTTCAATATGGCCGTGCCAGCAGGGACAAACGCTTCCTTGGCATACAAGCCATCCGAAAAGTGGTGAGTAATCTCACCGCCAACATTTTCCAATACTGCACTCATGCCGTTCTGCGCCACATATAAACAACGATGTACGGCTGTAGGTTAGCGTTTGTTCCGCTTGAGCCTTCGGTGCTAATACTGGTGCTAACACTAATGCCTGTGCTTGCGGTGCTTGTGTTTGATGTGCCTTGTTTGACAAGAGCTGATGATCCAGCATTTTGATCGATTGTGTGATTTTGAAATCCTATTGTGTGGTTGTGGCCAGGGTCGGTAACGCTTGATGTTGCCGTGTGGCTATGGCTAACGACAATAGCGTCAGCCGAACCACCAGTTTCTTGCGCTGTATCAAACGCTGCATTTCCTGCATCAAGACCAACCATGACACGACCAGCGCCAAACGCTGACCATGTACCAAACCCTAGCAACGTCGCAGGGTTGGTGCTAACAGCCGCATTGGTATAGATTGAGCCAACAGGGTACAAAGCGCTTAATGCAGCTTGCACAAATCCTGTTGTAGCCAACTTAGACGTATTGTCACCACTTGATTGCGTTGGTGCTGTTGGGCTGCCAGAAAAGCCTGGTGAGGCTAAGTCAGCTTTAGTAGCTACAGCAACCGCGATGTTATTAAATTCTGTGTCAATCTCAGTACCCTTAACAATCTTGGCCGCATTGCCCGATGGCAGCGCGTCTTTAGATGCAAAGTCGGTCGATTTGGTATAGTCAGACATTACCTACCCCTTAATTTATGCGGCCATGCTTGGCCAAAATCTCAATCTTTTGAATCGATAATTCAAAGCCATTCACCTCGGCTTCATAGCCTGTTTGAAAAACTTTGCCAGAGCCAGTAGCCTGAGAAAACAAATTTTGAATCACAATGCCACCGGCATACTGCGCAACAGGTACGCCGTTAGCGCCATACTCAGCAACGCCATATTCAGAAATGCCTTGGGTTGGAACAGATACGTTTTGAGATAAATAGTTCTCAGAGAAATCGTAGCCCCATTTAATAGTAACGACCTGATCTGATCCACCAATAGCGACAATGGATATGCGCTTAACAATCGACGTAACAGCAACATCACCTAAGTCGGCATGATTGGTGTAATACTGCATTCGATACGTGCTAGTGTCATCAAGATACCCGCCGTATTTACCAACGTAACCATTCTTACCAATCAATAGGTCGCCATTGCGTAACGCATACATTGCCGTTGGTTTAATGTCGTTCCACGTAGTTACCCGCGCTGATCCATCCTGCATAACATTTCGCGTGTCAAACACATACACTTGACCCGCCGTTGGAAACGTCAATAAGTAGAATGCGTCTATTTCTGAATAAACGCCTTTAATATTTGCCGGTGTTTCACCTGCTACCAACTGCATCAAATCATTACGAACATTCTTACTCAAGTCACGAAATGGCGCAGACTTTTCCTGAATGGTTCTAAGAACTGAGCGCACACCGCTGTTGGACAAAAATACGACATCGGTGTTCGTGCTTTGAATTGAATCACGGTATTGGCAACCGATACCTACCACGGTGTCGTACAACGACATTGTGCTAGGTGTTGTCGCACCTTGGTAAACCAAAATCTGGCGCTTGCCAAAGATAAACAAAAAGCCGTTGTGCGCTGCTAGGCCAGTTATTTCATCAGCACCGTTAGCCCATACGTTATTGACGTTCAATGTGCCTGATGTGCCGCCGGTATAAATATGTCCAGCAATCAAATCAGAAAAGGTTAGCGTTGTTTTATCTGACGTACTGTTAGCGATCCACAAACGACCATACGCAGAGATGCAAATATTCCCTAGTGGCACCGTACCGGCATAGCCAGACTTTTCACTTACTCGGCGGTACGTTGTAGAACTAACCGCTGGGTCATAAATTATTGGGTCATGACCGGACTGAAAGAAATACGTTACTCCATTTAACGATGCGCACTGCCAGTTATTGGCGCTAATGGTTGGTGCTGTACCACCACCGCCATAGGTCAACTCAGTAACTGTTGTGCCGCTTAATTTGAATATCTTATTGTTTCCAGCAAATAGAGTCGTTACCGATCCACCAGTAAGCACCAATTCGTGGATGACGCCAATATCGTTAGCGCCCAAATTGCCCGAACTGGTATTAACTTTCGTCCATCCCTTACGTGCGCCCATCCGACCGTACTTGTCCAGAATGCAGTTAATCGCAGTCAATGCAAATCCAGCCGCCAAATCCAATGGCGAGTCTTGCGTATTCAGGCCATAGAAGCCTGGTGCATTAACGCTAAATCGTTCAAGTGCTTGACTCATACTGGAACAAACTCCTGCGTTTCAGGAAAGCGAGTGGCCTCTAATGAAATGTAATCAGCAAGCATAGAGCGATATAAGTTGTAAGCCTCTGACGAACTCAACCCACCATCTTCGCCACGCTCAACTAACGCTCTAGCGTAAGCATTTTGCTCAACCACTACATCAGGAACCAACACCGATGTGTTGTCTGATGCCAGCGTTGCTTGTGGGATAGTCAAGAAAAACTTAATGATATAGACGCCATTAGGACGGCCATATAGCTGAACTTGTGCGTCGCCGTTGCCGTCAACCCCTTCAAAACAATACTGCGATGGGATGTTAGTAACAATCGGCGTGAAATTTTGCTTTTGACGCATATCGGCCACGCTGATATTTTTCATGACGACATTGCTAGTCGTATTTAGCGGATCGCTTGATACACGGAATTTTTGACCTGCGCCGGTCAACGAATAGACATACGTGCCGGATGTGGTAGTAACGGTTTTTTCTTGGCCGAGAACATTCCAATCGTAGGCATCCTCGACTTGGCGCTTGGCGTCATTAACGAACTTGCCGATAAGGGTCGAATACGCATCAAGGCCGACAGTTGATACCGTCGGCTCACGTAATCGCGCCAGAATAGAATTTACAATTTCA